CCACAGGTTGTTAACGCACAGCGACGAGACTTTAATCAGGATTTCGCAAACGCCGGGTTGCTAAAGGATTATTCAATCCAGGCTGTCAAGGCAAAGTCAGCAACCCAGGCTTTCACCGAGGCTCTTGTTAAGCAAGACGTTGGTGTGCGTAAGGCAGTTGCCTCTCGCAAGATGTTCTCAGATGTACTGAAGGAGCAGATTAACCTCCAGAAGATGCTTGCCGTTCAGTGGTCCAAGGGACCAGGCGGAAGCGTTTCCGCTGACATCATTATGCCGAAGGGCATCAGCACCGAGATTGACAAGATGTCCGGGTCTTTGCGTGAGAACGTAAAGGCACTTGCAGCAAACAAGATTGGAACGGCCGAGTTCGCTCAGGCAGCAGAAGTTGCCCGCATGCGTATCGGCCTTTTCAACGAAATCCTCAATAGCTCCGCTGACAACATGATTAAGTGGGGTAAGAACACTCAGTGGGCCGGTCGTCAGTTGATGGTTGGTTTCACTGTCCCATTTGCAGCATTCGCAGCGGTTGCAGGAGTAGCCGCTAACAACGTCGATAAGGAAATGACCCGTATCGTCAAGGTTTACGATACGACAGCCCAGGACGTAATCGGCAAGGAGCAGGAACTAGCACAAGTCCGTACTCAGTCAATGGGTATGGCAACACAGATTGCGCAGCGTTATGGAGCCGCAGTTCAGGACACTCTCAAGGTAGAGGCTGAGCTAGCGGCTACTGGTCTTCAGGGCCAGGACTTGATGAAGTCTTCCGCCGAAGTAATGCGAATTGCTACTTTGGGTGAGATGGACTACCAGAAGGCAACCGAAATGACGATTGCCTTGCAGACCGCCTTCAAGCTGAATACTGAAGAAACCACGGACGCCATGAACTACATGAACTCCGTTGAAAACGCCACCAGCCTATCCTTGCAGGACTTCGCTGACGCTACACCACGTGCAGCAGCGGCTTTGGCCGGGTTGGGTGTAAATGTTAAGGAAATGGGCGTTCTCCTTGTAGCTATGAAGGAGCGCGGTGTTGATGCTACCGAAGGTGCTAACGCTCTAAAGTCAGCAACCACCCGAATGCTGAACCCAACCAACAAGGCAGTCGAATCCTTCAAGGCATTCGGCATTAACCTAAAGGAAATTTCCGAGCAGGGACAGGGTAACCTATTCAAGACTCTCCAGCTAATTGGTAATGAGTTTAAGCGAGTAGGTCTAGATGCATTCGAGCAGCAGAAGCTAATCGCTGATGCATTCGGAACTTACCAGTTCAACCGACTCAACGCAGCACTACAGGGTGTTACCGAGCAGTCAGGACAGACTGGAAAGGCATTGCAGCTTATGGGCCAGAGCGCCGAAGAAGCTGCACTCAACGCACAGACGGAGCTTGACCGTGCTGCAAACAGCATTTCCGGTAAGTTCAAGCGAGCCGTCGAAAGCCTAAAGGCTGAGCTTGCCGCAATGGGTGAGCCATTCCTTGAGGTTGCAACGACGGTTGTCAGCATTGTCGCTCGAATCCTAAAGGCTATTAACTCACTCCCTAGCGGATTGAAGACATTCGGTGCCATCATTGCCATTGCCGCAGCCGTCGCCGGTCCTCTCATCATGATGGCCGGTTTGATGGGTAACCTTGTCGGCCAGGTAATCAAGATGGGCACCAGCCTTGTCATGCTTACCACCAAGTACCGTACAATGACAGTTGAGCAGAAGGCACAGAACCTTCTTGCAAAGCAGTCATCATTGCTATGGGACCAGGACGCAACGTCTGCACAGCTACTATCCGCACAGCTTGGAGTACTCACTAGCCGCTTCGAGCAGCTAGCCGTAGCACAGGCTCAGGCCAATGGATTGAACATTACTGGATTCGGTACGCCAACCGGATTTATTGGTCCTCAGGGACCACCAAGTCTTAGCCAGAATTCAGCCGGTCAGTGGGTTCATCCTAATGGTAAGTTTGCATCTGCTGCCGAGGTCAAGAACTTCCAGACAATGCAGTCTTCAGCCCAGAACATCGCTAGCGCATCCGCCGCTACCGAGAAGAATTGGGGTGGAATTGCTACGGGTGCAGCAGCAACCGCAGCAACAGCCGGTGTCATGGCATCAATGGTTGCTCCAACGAGCACCATGCTCAATAACTTCACAAACATTGCACTGATTGCAGCGACGATTGGTCCGCTACTTATCAAGGGACTCAAGACTGACAAGGTAGCTTCCATCGGTCAAAACCTCGTTTCCAAGCTCGGATTTGGAAAGGGTGGAAAGCTAGCAACAGGTGCAACCTCAACTTTCAAGACCATCGGCTCACAGATTGCGCGTCTCGGTCCTACATTGCTACGTCTCGCAGGCCCAATTGGTATTCTCGGAAGCGCCGCTTTGATGGTCTTCCTCAAGATTCGTTCTGAGCAGAAGAAGTCCGATGAGGCCATGCGTAAGATTGGCGAGTCCACCAAGGACTGGGCTGACATTCTAGGCTACGTCCGAATTGAGACCGGCAAGATTAAGGATGCACAGGGTAACCAGGTGGACACTCTTGATACCATGGCTAACAAGTTGCGTCAGGCAAATGCCCCACTCGTTGAGCGTCTAAAGACTATGAAGGCTCTTAACCAGGAGCAGAAGCTTCTCGATACTGTCACAATGGAGGGTATCAAGGTTAAGCAGTCCGGTGGAACTGCGGCTCAGGCAAAGCAGGCAATGCGTATTGCACTTGTTGCAGCCGGGTTCACCGAGCAGGAAGTTGATGTCAAGATTCTTCCAAAGATTACCATTGACATGAACAGCCAGCAGCAGGTCATTAACGAGCAAATTGATTTGATGGCAAAGCAGCTAGAAGACGCCTTCCGACTACGTACACAGCAGTCAAAGTGGGAGGGCTTCAGCCGATTCATCACGGGTTCTAAGGATGAGCTAAACACATCCGGAAAGCGACAGGCTTGGAACCTTGCTAATCAGTTCTGGGAGACATTCCAGCAGCAGGACCAGAAGGGACGCCTTAAGTACTGGAATGACTTCAAGAAGGGTATGGAGGAAAGCCAGAATACCGTTTGGAATGACCTAACTGAGAGTAGCCGTAAGCAGCTTGAAGAGGCCGGAATCAAGAATATGCAGCAGCTTCAGCAGATTGTTAGTGACAGCTACAACATGAACGCTGGCGAATACATGAACAAGTACTCAGAGGAACAGCAGAAGGCTGTTCTTATGATGCGCTCTGACCAGCGTAAGCAGGTTCTACTATCCGCCGAGGCTGAGCAGGAACTTGCCCAGCAGATTGCCAAGAACAACGGGGCAACGGATGAAGAAATCAAGAGCATCCGTACGCTGAACGACGTTCGTGCAAAGGGAATTTCAATGGCTACAATGGACATTGAAAAGGCCAAGGACATGTACCAGGCCGACGTTACCGCTGCACAGGTCAAGGGTCGCCTCTCCGAAGCTGAGCAGCTAAACATCCTTAACCAGTGGCGACTAGCTGCTGGTATGGACAAGGCTACTTCTGTAGCGCAGGGGTTCTCAGAAGAAGTTGCAAAGAACACAACCGAGCTTAACCAGAACAGCAACAGCCTAGACAACAACATCATGACCGCCGAGGAGTGGGCATCAGCATGGACTGACGCTCGTAAGCAGGCTCTTTCTGGTGCCCAGGATATGGCAATGCAGCAGGCAGACAAGCTATGGAATGACCAGGCCCAGGCAGAGATTGACGCAATCCAGAAGCGCGGAGACGCGCGGCAGGATGCACTGGATGCTGCCGGTGAAAGGGCAGACGCTCGATTCGATGCACGTCAGGAAGCGGCTCAAAAGAGATTCGACTCAGAGAACAAGGCTCTTGATAAGCGATTCGATTCTCGTGCAAAGGCTCTTAGTGACCGTTGGGACAGGGCAATGGATGCCTTCGACAAGTCATGGGATGCTCGCAAGGACAAGGAAGCGGCTTACTATGATGGTCGAATCAAGCAGATTCAGGCCGCTATTGATGCTGAAGAGGCTGCCGAAGCAATTCGTCAGAAGATTTTCGAGTCCGAGAAGATGCGCATTGAGCGCCTTGCTCAGATTGCCAACCAGCGCATTGACTTCAACCTTGCTCTAAACACTGGAAACCTAGATGAGGCTGCAAAGGTATTTAACAACATGCAGTCCCAGCAAGACCAGTGGTCACTGGACGACGCCTCCGCAATTAGCCAGGAAGGTTCAGATAAGCGTAAGGACCAGCTACAGGGTCAGATTGACACGATTGAGGCTCAGAAGGATGCACGCCTAAAGGCACTTGACGCAATTGAAGAGGCTGAGAAGGCTAAGCTAGAAGCCAAGAAGGAGCGCGAGACAGCGGCTCTAGCCGAAGAGCGCGAGCGTGCAGAGACGGCTCTCAAGGAGCACCAGGACCGCCAGAACAAGGCTCTCCAGGCTGAGCGTGACCGCTACGCCAAGGCCCTTCAGGTTTCCAAGGCAGCCGCAACTCAGGATACCAACAATCAAGTCAAGGCTCACCAGGCCGTCTTGGATGACAAGAAGGCAAAGCTTGAGCTTGAGCTATTGGCAATTCGTGCATCTACGCCACGTAACAAGGCTGAGTACGACGCACAGATTAAGGCCATTGAAGCAGCGTACAACCGATACGGTGTACGTCTACAGGGCTACGGTCGAGCATGGACCGGCTATATTGGAAGCTACCTAACAGCGAACGTCAACGCTGCTGCTGTCTCATTGCAGAATGACGTTAACTGGAAGCAGATTGCTGCCGAAATCACTAAGCAGTTCACTGATGGTGCATTCGGCATGTCTCCTGCCCAGTTCGGAAAGTGGATTACCACTGGAGAGCTTCCACCAAGCAGCGTATTCGCCAAGGGCGGGGCTTTGTCAGAGAAGGATGCTCTTGCTAAGCAGCGTCAGATGGAACGAGACGCATTCCACACTGGTGGTATTGTTGGACAGCGTAGCCCAGGACGAATTGGTAAGTCTGGTTCTATGCATTCTGATGAGGTGCCTATCAACGCTCTCAAGGGTGAGGCTCTTCTAAACCGTAAGGCGACTCGCACCCTTGGTGCAGACTTCATTCAGTCCGCTAACCGAGGTAACCTTGGAATGACCTCTTCAGCAATGAGAGGAACATCAGCCGAGGGATTGGGTGCTGGGCCAGGCGGACTAGGAATGGTAGGTGCGCTTGGAGCCGGTTTGGCAGGAATGCTTGCAACTGCCGGTTCAGTTGCAATGACCAAGGCCGCTATGGCAGCAATCGGTAATACAGCCGGTGGATTTGGGCCAAGCAAGGCAGGAATGTACGGACAGGTCAGCTTCAACGCTGAGCAGCTACAGAACGCAGCCACCATCTCTAGTGTCGGTAAGAGCATGGGAATGACAAGCCGTGATATCCAGATTGGTATTATGACGGCTATTACAGAGTCTATGTTGAAGAACATCAACTACGGAGACCGCGACTCTGTTGGTCTATTCCAGCAGCGACCAAGCCAGGGTTGGGGAACTGTTGCTCAGATTATGGACCCTAACTACTCATCCCGTAAGTTCTTCGAGGGACTAAAGGGTGTTAAGGGACGTGCAACCATGGACCCATGGATGGCAGCCCAGAAGGTTCAGCGTTCATTCGACCCAACGGGTTCCAACTACCGCAAGTACTGGGATGAGGCAATGGCTATTTTCACCGGCCAGTCCTCAAGCCAAACCGGCAACGGCTCTATCTTGAAGGGTCCATTCGGACCTGCAAACAAGACTGGTGCTGCCGCTATCAACTGGGCTCAGGCTCGAATTGGAGATTCCGGTTGGTACGCACTCTGCCAGAAGTTCGTACGTATGGCTCTTGGTGCCGGTGGTGGATTCCCAAGCGCTATTACCGCATGGAAGGGCGCTAAGTACAAGCACGGAATCAGCAACCCTAATCAGGTTCCTGCTGGTGTTCCCGTTTACTGGTCTGGAGGACAGTATGGTCACGTTGCTCTATCAACAGGTGGCGGACGACTCATCTCTACCGACTTCCCTAAGCGTGGCTACATCGGTACAGGAACAATCTCAGGATTGACAAGTGCATGGCACAGGCCATTGCTTGGATGGACTGAGGATATCAATGGTAAGCGCATTTACGGTTTGCCAGGTCTAAAGACCGGTGGTTACGCAATGAGCGACGGATTTGCAAAGCTACACGGTACCCGCGACAAGCCTGAGGCAGTTCTTACGGCACCACTCACTGAGAAGTTGAAGTCCGGAATCGACAAGATTGACGACGGAAGCATGGGTGGAGATGTTATCATTGATATGCGAGGTGCAATCATCAATAAGGATGTTGACATCGAGCGTGCCGTAGAAAAGGCATTGGATAAGCGCGACAACAAGATGGGTCGCAAGAGGAAGATTGGAGACTGATGGCACTAACACTAATCCAGCTAATGCAGTGGAATGATAACCCAATTACGGAGCATAACCGTAAGTCATTGAACATTGACTTTGAGCCAATCCAGCGGGATTCTCGAATGGCCAATGGACGCCTACGACGCTACACCGTAGCCAAGAAGCGTAAGTTCTCAACGTCTTGGGATATGCTTCCAAAGGGGGTTGCATTCGCGGTTGATGGCAAGTGGGCTGGTGATGCCATGGTTGATTTCTACCTTGCAAACCCGGGTTCTTTCGAATTGACAATTACGAACATCGATACAACAGTAGAGACATACCAGGTCATGTTCACCGATTTCTCAAAGGAAATTGTGAAGCGTGGAGCTTATGACTTCTGGAACATCTCAGTAAGCATGGAAGAGGTCTGATGCCAGCACCAGCAACTACATTCCTCAAGGACACGCTAGAGAAGCACGATGAAATCACGGCTAACCAGCGGGTTCGAGTGGAATGGAATATGAACCGCTATGCAGATTTGATTGAGGTAGACAACTTCGGGTTTCCAGAAGAAGACAACAACCCGTACCCACAGTTCTTCCCAATCGAGAGCATTGTCCAGCCAAACCGGCCAACAACCGGTTTGGCTACTGCTCGTGTTGAAGTGAGTCAGGTATTCGACAATAGGTCCGACATTCCAGACCAGGACCGTGAGTATGTAGCAGACCCAGAGAACAAGTACAAGCTATGGAACTCACCAACGACTTCACAGGTAACGATTGTCTCTGGAAGCTACCCAATTGCTAATGCGGGTCCATTCGTCAAGTACGGAGAGTTGTCTGGTTCTAACAAGCTTTACAAGAACACCAAGGCAAACAAGATTGTCATCAAGTTCGACCTCTCCCAGAACACCCCGGTTAACATGCGCGTGTACCTGCGCACGGGCGCTGACAATGTCGAATTCGATGATACAGTGGATGCCAGCCCAATCTTCACCAATCCAAGCGTTAGCTCTGACGGCCAGGTCATCTTGTACCATCAGAGCGATGGCTCATGGTCCACTTTGCCGGGAGATTACCTCACTGCCGACTGCGCAGAGTTCAGCACCATCTATCTCAAGGTAGACAGTCTGAACAAGGCTGGCCATTTCGCCAACGTTATTGAGATTAGCCCACGAATTGAGCGGGATATCTCCGACAGGGTAATCGACTTCAGCACTTCATACGAGCTAGGAGAAGAAGACCAAGTAAGCCCAGTTGGAGTCATCTCATCCAACACGGCTTCAATCAGCATTTCCAATGCACAAGACGATGCCGTCTACCCAGACCCAGGCTACTTCGAGACAAGCACCCTCTACGGTCCGCTGGATGCCAACGTAGAATTCAAGATTGACTTCGGAATCGACACCACTGCCGAAGGAGGCGCGGGTGTCGAATGGACCCGTCTTGCCACAATGTACTCAGAAGAATGGCAGCAGTCAGAAGACACAATGAGTATTGACCTCAAGGACTCCAGCAAGTTCTTGCAGGAGATTAAGCCGTTAGCCTTGCTCTTCGAGAACTTGAGCATTGGTGAATGCATCTGGCGCATTCTTGATTCTGTCGGAATGAACAACTGGGAGTACAACGTGGCTGCCGATGCAGCCAACATGCGTATTGCCTATTTCTGGACAAACCCAGAGGAAACGGTATGGCGTAACATCCAGGACTTGTGCCGTGGAACTCAAAGTGTTGCTTACATTGATGAGGACGGGGTATTCCAGATTAAGACCCGCGACTCAGCATTCGCCATTCCAACTGACCCGAACGACATCGTTACCTTCAGGGCTGACCCTGATGGAGTCAAGCTTCCAAACATTGAGGAGGTCGAATTTGACGACCAGTTCCAGGTAAACAGCGTTACCATCAATTACCGACCAACCGACCTAGCCAAGGACAGCCTCGGAAATCCAATTTCCGAAATCGTCTGGCAGCCGGAAGATACTGTCGTGCTCAGAAGCTCCAGCTTGTACCGTCCACTTCTAGAAGCAGATGGAAGTTTCTTCATGGACCAAAAGGATGCGGCCCTTTGGCCATACGAGGGACTTGTCAACATCCAGGGTGAAATCATTCGCTATTCTGGAAAGCAGTACAGCTACGTCAAGCCTGATGGAACGTGGGCTCAGAAGTACTTGTACAGCGTTGACGACAAGAACTCTCTAGACAATGACCCAACCCGATGCGACGTTGGACAGAATTGGCGAAACTACTTCGTTGGCCGATTCTTGATTAAGGAGCGCGGGGTTGGTGCGACAGTCCTCCAGAACCACTACAATGCAATTCCAGGATGGTACATCAATCCTTATTACGGACAAGCTGGAGGTGCACAGACAAAGTGGACCGGTGGAATGAAGCACTTCCCAGCCGATGGATTCCTACGCCTAGAGACAAACAAGACGTTCATGAATCACTACATCTACACGGTTGAGCGTAGTGCTGCAATGTATCCATACGTTGACACTGTGTATGGAACCAGATTCCGATTCCCAACCAGCCCAACCGGAGCATGGTTCAACTCTGCTGGACTCTTCTTCTGTGGGAACAGCGCTCACAATGAAATGTACATGGTAGAGGTAACTCCAACCTACTCAATTGAGACGGGCGGTCTTCGCGCGGGTTCAAATGAAATTCGCGTCTTGAAGCGCAAGGCAGGAGTACTATCACAACTAAACAAGGGATATGCATTCGGAGTTGTGCGAGGACAGTGGGTAGACATTGACGTTCGAGTTGAGTACGACGGTGGCCAGCCAGAGATTAGCGTTTCCGTTAATGGCCGCCTAGCCGTTGTTGTTCAAGACCTCGTAAGTCCGATTGCAGCAGCCGCGCGTACAGGAATTTACACACGCGGATGGACGGCTGCCGACTTCGAATACTTCTACGTAGCGCCGGGTGGTTTCGAATTGGACATTCCAGAGGAGACTGACTTCCTAAGCCAGATTCGCGGGGGTTATGAGAGTCGTCAGCTACCTCACTACGTCAATGTCTGGAGTGCTGGCAAGCCAACCCTTGTTCAGAAGAACCGATACAAGGACCGCTACATTGAAGACTTTGGAGCAACTATCCACGAGATTCGTGAATACAGCGTCAAGTTCGAGAAGGCACCAGTCTTGTACTCAAGCTTGTATGTGTCAAACAGCGAGCAGATTGTAACTCCTGAGTACACTGGAAATCCATTTGGAGCCGACTTCACAATTGCCAATTCAAGTCGTTACAACTCAGTTGTCAACGGCGAGGACACGGTAACATACGGTGCTGATAACCCGGTTGACCAGAAGATGGTCATTACGGGTCGAACGATTCAGCAGCAAGACGAAAAGAAGTATGAGGTGAAGGACGAGCAGGCCATCAACGCTCGTGGAGAAATCACCTTGGAAATCTCTTCCGACTGGATTCAGTCAGAAGCGGCGGCTAAGTCTATTGGTGATTGGATTGTCAATAACTGGTCAGACCCAGCCGACACCATCAACATGACGGTATTCGGTAATCCGCTGGTTCGTGTTGGAGACGTAGGCTCAGTCAGCTATGCTCCAAAGGGATTGTCAAACGTCAAGGTTGTCGTCTTGAAGGTATCTCAGAACTGGGATGACGGTCTGCAAACGTCACTTATTTGCCGAAAGTGTCCGGTAACGGTATAATTGCACTATGGCCCAAATTCGTGATACCGACGTCATCCGCACGCCTGAAGTAAATCTCGACCCACGACTCTTCATTCCAGATGGAGTAATCGACATTGGCACTAAGTCAACCGAGATTGACCCAGATAATCCAACTCCAACGTCTGACACCGGAGAAACTTCTGACGACGCAGTTGATTCTGGTACTGGAACAGGCAGTGGTGGCGATGTCGATTACGAACCGCCAACCAATGACGACATTCCTGTTGAGAGTGGGGAGCCAGACATGCTCCCCACTCCGCAGTTTATTGAGATTGTCAGTCAGAAAATTCGCATTGCTCCCGATGGCAGCAGCCTCGTAGACGTTGTTATCAACGTTGAGGATATCCCGGGGGTTACACATTACGACGTTAGGGTGACGAAGGCATGAGAGGCGTATACCGCTTTTACCAGGATGGTAAGCTTATCCGTGAAGTTCCAAACCTCATTACTACTGAGGGTAAGCGTCTTATCTTGAGAGTTCTAGCTGAGCAGGCATCCAGCCTTGGTCAGGCAATTGGTCTTGGAGTAGGCGCAGCAGCGGCTACCGTTGCAGACCTTCGGCTTCAGTGGGAGATTGACCGGCAGCAAATCGCCATTCGAAATGTCGATTACGATAACAGCCGGGTTATCATGAAGACAACGTTGCCACAGAACTCCATCTACAAGATTTATGAAATTGGTCTATGGAGTCAGTTCACCAACGACTTCAATTCCGATAACGTCTCCCGAGTATTGACGACTTTCGAAACATCCTTTGAGAGCTGGACGAACACGACAGTTGACGCAACCCAGTCAAGAACTTCACCGGATTCTGTGAAGATTGACGCGGGCTCTTCTGCGACGACTACATCATCCCTTGGTGTTGAGCTTGACCTTTCAGGCTATTCCGCATTGGACACATTCAACATTGCCTTCTACAAGGCAAACAACAACATCACCACTCTGAAGTTGAACTTCGCTTCAACGGGCGGAAGCTGGGAAGGTTCTGCCACCGTCAGTGCATTGCCAGTTGGATACAACATCATCAGCATTGCCAAGGGTGCATTCACTGCCACAGGAACGCCGGATTGGTCAGCAATTACTACAATGAGTGTCAAGGTAACAGCAGGAGGAAGCGCCGGGTATTTGATTATGGATGGAATCCGCATTGAAGACGGAGATACCCTCAACCCAGCATATGCCCTTGTATCACGAAGCGTACTAGGTTCACCACTAACAAAGACGGATTCTTCTCCAATGGACATTGAGTATGCATTGGAATTTGATGTAGCATGAGAGTACTAATTAAGGACCTTCTATCAGGTCAAGACTATAAGATTCAGGTTCGTTCCAACGACGGCCAGCATGTCTCTCAGTGGTCACAGCTATTCGACCTTGAGACGATTGTTGACAACGTAGCACCAGCGGTGCCTACGTCATTTGTCGTTGTCCAGGAAGGAACCACCAGCATCATCACGTGGGCTGATGTAACCACGAATGCTGACGGTAGCGCTCTAAACGACTTTAGTCACTACGAGGTTGAGGCATATTCAGACGGTGTAACGAAGGTCAATCAGACTAGGATTAACCGTTACGAATTCACATACGATTTCAACGTAATCGCCTTTGGACAGTACAAGAACAACGCAGGATTCCGGGTTCGCGCTGTAGACCTCACGGGTAACGCCTCTGCTTGGACAACTCGTACCTTTGGTACCGATACGGCTCCAAGCAAGCCAACTGCTCCACAATTGCTCAAGGACTCTTCAGACCCAACCCGCGAATTGCTATTCGTTCGTCACGACATGATGAAGGATGGCGGCACAGGTCGTCTGGAAACCGACGTAAACCGAATCAAGATTTACTCTCGTGACACCGCTTCTGCTACACCAACGACTGCCGGTGCAACCCTCATTGGAACAATGATGGTTACCGCCAGTAACGTATTTGCCGTTTCAGGAAGGCTAACTTACGCAGATTGGGCAGCGAAGCATTTCTTCGTTGTCGCCGTAGATATTGCCGGTAACGAGTCAACCCCAAGCCCAACATCGCCGGTTTCCGGAGCGACCGCTGGGCTATTCGCAGATGTAGCCGTAATCTCAGTTGCCTACATTGACTACCTTGAGGCTAACCGAGTTGTCGCCGGTTCTGGATTCATTGACAACATCACGGTCAAGTCATCCTTCATTATGGGTGCCTCTCGTGACCCTTCTGCACCCGCCGACTCTGACGGAAATTCAGTTGCGATTACGCAGGCCGTTGCCCGTTCCGCAAACTACAAGTACGGAACAGACGGATGGATTATCCGAGGAGACGGTTACGCTGAGTTCCGAAACTTGGCTGTCAACTCATTGAACATTGGAAAGTTCGACCAAGTAACGCAGTCCATGATGTCTACGAAGTTCGCAGACTTCATGGAAGATTCACTATTGTGGGGTCGTCACACAACCAGCGGAACCGAAGAAGAGAATGGCGGAACCATCTATGATGCAGGAACATTTGTTGGTCTAAGCAATGCTGACGGTGCTTACTCTGCGCGAGCATTGCTCAATCTAAACGGCAAGACCTCTATTCGACGTAAGTCCAGCGGTTTGAACCGAGGAATCGCTTATGAGCCAGGACAGGTCTATAAGGTATGGGCACGAGTTCGTCAGCTAACCGGTCCATTGACCAATGCTGTAAACAACCCAACATTCCGTGGAGACGTAACAAATGCCAATACAGGCGACACTGCATCTGATGGTGTGGCCAACTTCTGGCGTGAATACGCTTCTATTACGGCCACAAAGTCACTACAGACAGTCACCGGCCCAGTGGCAGAAATTACGACTGCTCAGCGAGCAAGCGGCTCAGTTCCAGCCGGTGGCCACGTTGGATTCCGTGCTAACACACCGCTGCTCAACTCTGGAGTTCCTAACCAGAACGCCTTGCCAGTAGCCGCAGGATTGCAATACAACCTTTCAGCATATTTCAAGTTGACGGCAGCTACCGGTACCGCGACTGCTTGGGTTGCAATTGAGTGGTATGATGCTGCCGGGTCTCTCATCAGTACGTCCACCGAAGCTTCAGCAACTCTTTCTGGTGGTCCATGGCTTCGAGTCGATAACACTCAGACTGCACCAGTTGGTGCAGCTATTGCCGCGCCAAGAATTAGGGTATCTGCATCTGGTGCAGGAACACTAACTGCGGACTTCACTGGAGTAATGTTCATTCAGGGAAGTTCAGTGCAGCCATACTTCGATGGACGCAGCACCTACCACGCATGGTCAGGTGATGCTGATGCATCTCCATCCACTGAGACGCACACTACGAAGTACCGCATCGGTGTATTGGGATTTGACGATGCCGGAAACCTCTGTGCAGCAGACGGTTCAACATCTTCTGACCCATCAATGCACTATATGGTTGCTGCCGATGGAACGACCAGCCTTCCAGTCTTCGACGGAACGAATTCTCAGTCTGCCGGTTGGACAGAAGTCACCGGTTATTTGAGAGACCGAACGGATGCAACATCTCCTCCAGGAAAGCACTCAGACCAGTACGACCCAGCCGGGGTTCACAAGAATGTTCGATTCATCGTTCCATTCGTACAGATGAACCTTAACGACAACCCAGTAGTCACAGACTACGTTGGGCAGCTTGACATGTTCTCCATTGAGTCCTCCAACGCTCTTGCGCCGGTTGTCTTGAAGACGGGGGTTGGCAAGGGAATCACCATTGAGGATATTGTTGGAGATGACTGGGCACACGCTATCAGGCTCTACTCAGGAAATGTTGATGAGCGCTACCCAGCGATGATTACTGAGATTCAGGATTCTGACTTCAACCAGGCTCACAGCCTAATCGTCTCTCCAGCCCAGACAATTCCTGGAGAGCGTACCAGTATGAATGACGCTATGCGTCTTCGTGGAAGGAATGCCAACCTACTCTCCAACTCATCATTCGAGAATGCATACACCGCAGCAGCAACGAATGCCGATTTCGAGAACATCAAGTTCACTATCGGATTCCAGAATGCTACGCGCGTATGGGATGGCGTCAACTTCCAGCAGGGTTGGGGAGAGAAGTCATTGAAGATTACTTCAGTGGCATCCGGTTCTTGCTACTTCTACCACCACTTGCTGGCCTACAAGTTCCCAGAGTTGCTAGGACAGACTAAGCTGACGGTTTCCGCATGGGTTCGAAACGACCCAGCAAATCCGGGGGCTATGAATGCTGGTTTCTTCATTACAACTTACGATGACACTGGCGCTCAGACTGCTACTCAAAGCCAAATCAATACCTACTCTGTTCCAGACGACGGCGAATGGCGCAGGATTTCACACACCTTCGACTTCAGTGCAACGTTCCCAAGCGGATTCCCAGACAACACAAACATCTGGGATGTCGGCTTTGGATTCCAGGCAACTGGTGCAGGTCAAATCTTCAACTTCGATGACATTCAGTTGGAGATTGGTGACACTCTGACTGACTACAAGCCACAGACGCCGAACAGCTACTTCTTGCCGGGTGCAGGAATGATTCTAGGTAACACATTGGTTATTTCTGACCGCATCAAGAGCTTCGATGAAATGACCAATGCTTACTGGAACCCAGAGCTTGACTACCAGGGAGCAAGTCCATCTGTTCGACTTGAAAATGACGGAATGATTGGTGTCGTGGAGAAGTGGAGCGGGCTTAGCACCAGTGGGGTCAATGAGTCTTACCTTGCAGTTCGCACATATGATGACCAGGGTGTCATTCAGAGTCCATGGATTCAGATGAAGGACTCCAATGACGAAGTCAACCCTAATACCATTCAGTTCCTGAACCAGGACCGTGCGCTTATGGGTTACTGGGGTTCGCTTGCCGACCCAACCAACCCTGCGGCAAACGCTACAGGCAAGGATTTGATTGTCAAGGGTGCCTTCCGAGCAGAAGGATATCCTAACTGGACGACCGGAAGCATTGGTACGAACCTTGTTCATACTGCTGGTGCATACCCATTCTCAACGCACAATTCGAACGGTATCACCTACATGCGTGGTAGCGTTGCAAACACCTCTGGTTCTAACTCAGGACCAACCATTGTTGCTATTCCTGCTGCTCACCGACCTCTTGTTACTGCATACTGTGTTGTAGCAGTAACCAGCGGCTCTGGTGCTGGAAACATGCCAAGAATGTATGTATTGCAGATTACTTCTGCTGGTTCAGCAACCATTAGGAACGGAACGAATACAGTTTTGGTTCCTGGAGAGATTATGTTCTTTGACGGGGCATTCTTCTCTACCGCTGGAACGGCAACGGTTACCGACACTGGCGGTGGAAACCCTGCCACGATTGGTACGGCTTCCCAGCCAACTTCATTCACCATTACGCCATACGCATCCAGCACGACCACTGGAACGTATAGACTGGGATGGACCAATGTTAATGATACTGATAATGCAAAGGTCCGAATTGTTTGGAGAGTTGACCGTGCACCGACCAGTGCAACGGACGGTAATGTCGTTATTGTTACGACAGTGAACAACGCTGCCCAATCATACTTGCTATCAGGTTTGCCAGTAGGAAGGCGCATTTACATCAAGTTGTTTGCTGTTAACAAGGCCGGTGTCATTAACGTTAACACTCCTCCGTCCAACTCAAGGTTCTTGCTGGCATCACCAACAGTTGTCTACGCAAACTCCTCTGCGTCATATCGTGATGGATATGGAGGAATGTGGCGAAACGACGGTGACCAGGTTTACCAGGGTGAGTGGACTGGAAACGACAACCACCGAGGATTGTTCTTCTACGGAACTCAGATTGCCGACAGGCTAAATATGGGTAGTGTCGCAAGGACGCCAACCAAGATGACAATTTACCTACAGCGCACAGGAAGCGGCGGTATTTACGGAGCGGTTCCAATCGATTTGTACCCAACGGCATTGGCAACAAAGCCAGCGGGTGCTCCAGCGATTGTGACATCTCAGACTGCTGGACAGAACATCGTAGGTCTAAAGACGAATCAAGGTGCAACAGTTACCCTGCCTGCTCTTTGGTACCCGGTTTACACCAGCGGTGTTTACAAGGGATTCGCAATTTACAACGCCGGTTCAGATTATGCAGTATTGTACGGACGCAGCACAAACTCTGCGCACGGCAAGCTGACTATTTATCACAAGGGGTGAGAAAATGAGCGTTAGAGAAGGAGACTTGGCCAAGATGGCTGACTTGATTGCCTTGCTAGATGATTGGCGAACAGCAGCAGCTAATATTGGTCTCGACTTGAGGAGTGTCACCGTGGCACCTGGACAGTATGCTAACAACACTGTTTGGTTCAACGACGGGCTATCAGAATCTGCATTCTGGCAGGTAGACTGATGGAAGGTGGGCAGGACTTTGACAAGGGTCCTGCCCACCCGTATAATTGAGGTATGACTAACCAAGAAGAGAGGAAGTACACCAAGGACCAGCTAAAGGTCATGGCTTTGAAGCAGAGAATTGGTGAAATTACTTCACGATATGAAGATGAGTTTGCAGACTATCGGGCAGACGTAACCCAGCAGTTCGACGCCTTTCAGGAGGTAATCAGAAATCAGGAGAAGGACATCGAGAGCCTTCAGGCTCAGCTAAGGAAGTATCAGGATGAACCCCTTCAAGAAGAAGACCCAGAAACCCCTCAGGACTGAGAAGACCGATTACCCTTTCATGACATTCGTCATTACCGAAAAGGGCATGTTCCTTCTGAAGGAAAAGACGCGGGTTCGAATCATTTCAGAGAGAATTCTTAAATCCTGGTCTGTAAGGCTGGTGCCTACAACCGAATCTGCCATCAAGCATTACGCCATCACGGGAAAGCTCGGGTTTAGAGATGGAACGTTGATTAATAACATGGGCGATGGTAAGATTTACCTGATTGCAAAGAATGTACGAAGGCAAATTACTTCGCCGGATGCATTTGAGAAGTACGGGATTGACCAATCCCAAATGATTTGGGTTTCAGCCGAAGAGGCGGAACTACAACCCCTAGGAGAGGTGCTCAGCTAAATGGCAGTTGCCAGCTACAAAGATGTCAATTGGAACCCTACCGACCCAGTCGATAAGGCAAAGCTGCAACTCATGGCACAGAACAGCCGCTACCTCTTGGAGCGAGCACCTAAGCTCTATTACAACGCTTACAACGTCAAGAAGGACACGGGCGTCAAGATTGCCTGTGGGGTCGTAGCGATTCCACCTAACAAGGGTATGGAAGCAACCGTCACCGTAAACTTCGGGTCCTTCTTCAGTGCGGGAACCAGGCCGATTCCGGTCACGAGTCTAACGACTCAAACCAATATGCGAATCATTGAGACAACATACGGGTTCGGTGGATTGGGCTCGGTACCAGACCACAGAGGGTTCCACTGTAGGATTGCTACGGTAGAGGTCTATCAAGCGTCAAAGACTATCTCCAAGACAGCATGGCTTAACTGGATTGCGATGGGTTACTAACAAAAATCATGCGGTAACGAAGGATTTATGTATGCGTCAAAAGTACGTACCTATTCAGAAATGGCACGCCCGTGAAAGGTCTGTCGAGAATAGGTACGTACTTGTCTTTGTGCCAGAGCATCCAAAGGCATTTCGCGGCGGTTGGTACTATGAGCATCGCCTTGTCGCAGAGAAGCAATTTGGCCGGGTTCTCCAAAGCTGGGAAACAGTTCATCACATCTCAGGTGACAGGAAAGACAATAGCTGGCACAATTTGTTCGTATGTACACGTCAAGAGCATGATAAGGCTGCCTAAGGTAAAATGGTAAACATGAGAAAGTTTCTAATTGCACCTATCCTATCCGTGGTAATGGTGGCCACGGTAGTTCTTGGTGTCTCATTTGTCATGAAGCCTGACTCAGCCGTCGCAGAACCGGTGGCAATTGCGCAGTCTTGTGATACCACAAGTGTGCTAGGAGTGATTTGCGCTCGTCAGGAAAATGGCCAGATTATCATTAGTGTGGCTGGAAGTGATGTTGCCACGTTGCCGATTGGCGACGTTGTCAATCCACCGACTGTTACAGTAGGATTGCCAAGTACGATTCGAGTGACACTACCTAGAGTTACAGTCACACGACCTGTACGGACAGTGACACTACCTAGAGTTACAGTGCCCCGTGGAACTCTTCCGAGACAGACGGTTACACTGCCTAGGCAGACAGTGACAATTAAGTTGCCGCAAACAACTGCAACTGCAACTGCTAGTGTAAGACTACCTGGACAGACATCGACAGTCCCAGGCCAGAGTGTGGCGACGGTCACGATGACGGGTCCAGATGGACAACCCATTCAAACGTCTGTTACAATTACACCATCGCCTCTTCCGGGCACTGTCACAACAAAGCCGGTGGTAAGGGAGAGGCAGGTTAGAGTCTCAGTGCCTACCGCCATCGGGATTGGAGTTGGCGTGCTACTATTAGGGCTGATTCTCGGACTACTTGCCATTTACACTGCATACGCAGTGGGTTACAAGGACTCTGAAGATGCCGAGACGACAAGATGGCAGAACTTTAGAGACGAGCTATTTGGCAAGAAAGACGAAGGAGATAAGTGAGCAACGACTTGAAATGGATGATTGGAAGTGACTTCCAATTTCCATATCACGATAAGAGGATGGTAGAACTTTGGTTCGCCGTCATGAAGTGGTTCAAGCCGGATGCCATTGATTACCCAGGAGACATCTCAGACCAGGACTGTTGGTCCCGGTGGACAGACGGAACCTCCGAAGACTTCGTAAACGCAATTAAGCTTAGGGGAGACGGCAATGAGCCGGTTCTCCCCTTTGTTTTTGAGAACGAACGTCCAACCAAGGAGTTTTACCAGCAGACGCGCAAGATGCGCCCAAACGCTGACATCTTCGTTGAATTGGGGAATCACGACATTCGAGTTTGGCCGTACTTCGACAAGAAGAAGCCGGAACTGGTGGAGCACCTGACCCCGGAAGCACTCTGGGGATTTGAGACATTGGGCATTGGTCATATCCATTACAACGACAGACCGGTGCACCGATTCGGTGACATCTACGTCCACCACGGCAACAGCGTATCCAAGCATGCCGGTGAGTCCGTCCGAAACGACATTGACTCATTCGGCGTATCGCTAATTCGCGGGCACTCTCACAGAATGGGAACGTTCTTCAAGACGTACCCCTTGCGAGGAGAGACTTTGCGCGGGTACGAAATTGGACACAATATGGACATCAATTGCGAAGGTGCCAACTATGACAACGTTCATAACTGGCAAAAGGGCTTTGCAATCGGTCACATTGAGTCCGGTAGCACGAAGACCAAAGACGGTCTTTACCCTCACATTCAGCTAATCCACGTTAACGACGACTACTCTTGCTGGGTTGACGGGAAAAGATTTACCGCCTAGGTATAATTCCGCTTCATAAATTCGTAGATGGTAAAATGAATTATGAAGTACATGAAGAACAAAGGGATGCAGTGTCGCGTGGATGGTTGCGACAATGATGCTCACACTAGAGGATATTGTCGCAACTGCTACCGTAAGGTAATCAATGGAGTCGAACCGCTAAGTGGCAAGAACAAAGGTCGCTACAACAAGAACAAGGTTGTAAATAAATCCGGCTATGTCACTTGGTATGACCCCGAATCTCCTTACTGCAATGCTGCTGGTAGGGTGTACGAACACCGACACGTAATGTCGGAAGTTATTGGAAGACCACTTCTGTCTCATGAAAATGTCCATCACAAGAATGGCGACCGGGCAGATAACAGACCTGAGAATCTGGAACTGTGGTCCACACTACAGCCTATCGGCCAGCGAATTGAAGACAAGCTGGATTGGGCAAAGGAGATTTTGAAGTTGTATGGAGATTTAGATGGATGAAGATATAGACCCACG